TTTAATGGTAAAACTGTAGCCTTCCAAGCTATTGTTATCGGTTCGAATCCGATTACCCGCTTTGGGATTAACGTCCCATACTGTTCACCCACAGTTTAACATGACAACTACTAAGTTGAAACCACGCCCTGTTAGAAAGCAGGTTACAAAGAAAACTATGACCGAACAAACCTATGCTGTTGCTGATAAGCAACGCAGCTACACACATACCGAACCTGTTATCATTGATTCACATCTAAAGGATGTGCAAGTACTAAGTACTGCATCTTATGTACAAGATTTCAAGAATAGAGTTCACATCAATAACGTTGAAGTGAAGGACCTATTCGATCAACATGTTGAAATCTTTAATCATGTTAAACCTTACGTTGTTGATTCAATTGAATGGGCTACTGGTAAAGTTAAAGAGTTAACTAATCGCAAATGAATGAATTAATTTTCCTTGTTTGCTTTATCATTTTACTCTATATTCTATTAAAGAATATGGGTATATATGGTCGATAGATTCTCTCTCTAAGTCCCTTCGGGGATTTACTGAGGGATTCACGTCCCTTATTATTAATCTTCACAGTCAATTATGGATCAATTTAAAACATATCAATTCACAATTAATGTGAAGACTAATCACAGCCCCAAAGAGGCTATATTTGAGATAATCAATGCTCTAAAGGGTATGTTACCTGTCTTATCTATTGATTACCATTTAGTAGAAGATAGACCGACAGGTGTTGAACATCACGGAGGTATTGTTGATGACGATACTACCTAATTGGCAACATCATTCTAAAAAAGAATCTAAACGTTCTCTTAAACCTCAAGCATTACGCTCTGCAAAGAAGAGAACTAAAGTGTTAATTTCCAAACTAACCTATGTACAAGGAGGCAAATGAAGTATCATGTAATCTTCGCCAGTGGTAGAGATATCATTCTCAACTCTGGCTATGATGTCTATGAGACTGCTTACGAGGCTTATGAAGAGGCTTGTTTGCATGATGATTACTTAGTAAACGTTATCCCGATCCATGATGTCTAAGAAAAACAAACCGTACTTCCCTAACAACTGGGATGCATACAACGAAACACCAGATGACTTCTTTCTATCTATAGATGTTGATGAGTTTTTCGATTGGAAGGTTGGTGGTTGGGAACTCCCATCATCAGTTAACTGCATCATCCGTGAACACAATAAAGTCACAGGTAAAGTCAGGGAATACACATATACCCGCGCTGGGGATGCAAAAAACAAATGTCGTGCTATCATGGACATAGGTGAATCGGAGTTTACCGTGTGTACAGCCGACGCTATACACCTTATGAGACCGGAACCTAATTATGACCCATTCGAAGACCCGCTCGCTTGAAGACATAATATCCTATGAGAAGCAGGCATTGGACTTGCTTCCATTGGATCACCCTCATTACAATGAGATACGAGCGTTATTAACTGATCAAATTAACGACGAGATCAGAGATTATGCCCACACCCGTACAGATTGACGAACAAGTACAGTTAGAGCGAGATCAAATTGCTCTAGGTGTACAACGTTTAAGAGATAACACCTGTAATCTAGAGGATAAGAGTTACAGTTCTGCCACTATATATGGTGTTACCTCTATCGATGCGTTGTTACCTTTACTTGTTAAGAGGATTGATGACACAACCTCACGAATTAATCTAGGTCAAGCAGGTAAATCCTTTAAAGAAATAAGGAAATACTTAGACGATATAGAAATAGTTGCATTAGCAGCTATTGCATGTAAGATTACCTTTGATAAAGTATTCAGTCATAAGGAAGGGCAAAACTCTATACCTAATGTGACAGGATCTATAGGTCGTGCAATAGAAGATGAATGTCAAATGAGACACTATGAGACTAATGCTCCTGGTTTATTAAAAGTCCTTAAGGATAATTATTGGCATAGATCCATTGGTACTAATCAGAAACTTGTGGTGATTCAAACACTAATGAATCGTTACGATGTACAAAGATGGGTAACGTGGGGATCTGCTAAGAGAATTAAATTAGGGGCATGGTTGCTTGATTGTATTATGGAGGTTGTACCTTGGTTCCGAAAGAGTAGGATCGCTGAGGGTAATAACAGAAACCCTAACTATCTAGTACCTACTCCTGAGTTTATACAGATTAAGGACCAAGTGATGGCAGATAGTGAACTATTTGCACCGTTAGCGTGGCCGATGTTGATACCTCCGAATGATTGGGGATTACTCGGCGAGAACCCAGGTGGTTACTTGCTTAATGAGGTAATGAGATCCCATGAAATGATACGGAACGGCAACAGGGCCATAATACAGGGAAAAACACCAATCAAATTCCTCAATCAAATTCAAAAGGTAGGTTACTGTTTGAATTCTTTCACAGTCAGCATATCCGAGATTTTACAAGAAAGAGGGATTAGTGTAGGTAAGTTCATCCCTATAATAGAGATACCTATTCCTCCTAAACCAGTTGATATAGAAGAGAACAAGGAAGCGCGTAAGAGGTACCGGAGAGGACGAGCAGAGGCAGAGAATGTTAATGCAAGTTCATTCCGACGTTCTTGCCGCACAAGGATGACTATGGAGGCAGTTAAACGCTTCAAAGGTAGAGAGTTCTATCTTCCCTGGTCTTTTGACTATAGAGGTAGAGCATATCCTATCCCATCCTTCCTTACTCCACAAGATACTGACTTCGGGAAATCACTTATAAGATTTTCTAATGAATCGGAGGTGACACCTGAAGCTAAGGAATGGTTGTCTTTTCAAGTTGCTACAACATATGGATTAGATAAAGCTACGATGACTGAAAGGTTAGAGTGGACTCAATCTAATATACCGTTGATTACCACAGTAGCTGAAGATCCTATAGGATACCTTAGTGAGTGGGAGGCAGCGGAGGAACCCTGGCAATTTGCTGCGGCTTGCGATGAATACTATCATTGTGTCATTAAACAAGACCGCAAAACAACTGGATTGCCAGTAGCAACAGACGCTACATGTAGTGGTCTACAGATCCTAGCTGGTTTAGCTAGAGATAAAAAGACAGCACAACTCGTCAATGTACTGCCTGCTGATAGACCACAAGACGCTTATAAGGTGGTAGCAGAAGTAGCAAAATGGAATTGTCCTGAACACATACAGAAAGTAATGGACAGAAAGATTGTTAAAAGAACAGTCATGACTATTCCTTACAATGCGAAGCCTTATTCAAATAGATCTTATATTAGAGATGCACTCTCTGAGAAAGGGATCGAAATAGACAAGGACGACTTAACAGTTACAGTACAAGCTGTCAGGGATGCCATGCATAAGGTTGTACCTGGTCCTATGTCTGTTATGAAATGGATTGAAGATGAAGTATCCAAAGCTCTTAAACGTGGTGTACTTGAATTAGAATGGGTAACACCTTCTGGATTTAAAGTTCATCAAAAGATAATGAAGAAAGGAAAGCCTATAAGGCTTAAGCTTCAACTGTTAGGTAACTGTTGTGTACACCTTGAAGGTGAAGACTTAGACGAGGCTGATTCTTCAAGACATAAAGCTGCAACAGCTCCTAATCTAATTCACAGTCTAGATGGTAGTTTGTTACATTTAAGTGCTACTAGGTTTGAATACCCTATAGCGTTAATACACGATAGTGTACTATGTAGAGCTACTGATATGTCTGTATTATCTAGTTTAGTAAGAGAAACTTACATGAAACTCTTTGCTGAACAAGATTACTTAACCGACTTTGCTTCTCAGATAGGAGCAGAGACGAAACCACCGATTATAGGAGACCTTGAACCGTCTACTGTAATTGACTCCACTTATTTTTTCTGTTAAATGTACACATTATTTGACAGCTTCTTCTCACCTACTAGGGTAGTAGTGGTCTCTGAAGAGAGATTACAACAAGCAGAAAAGGAGCTGAAAGAAAATCAACTACGTGTTATTGATAACCGTATTGATGAACTAACTGCCTATCGTGCAAACTTAGCAAAACAAATTGCACCATCTAATAGGATAGGAAAGGATCTCGATCAATTAGATACTATGCCTAGTGACCAACAACCTCCTGGTGTTGATGAACAAAAAGAACCTCAATCATTAGAAGAGGCATTAACTGGTGGCTAGAACTATCCACAAAACTGAGAACTCTGTAACCCTTGAAGGATTTCAAGCTATACTTGCACCTAGTAAGTTTGGTTACTCTCTCGCTGCTGTTGTCGATAAAGAAGTTATCGGTGTACTAGAAGCAGAGAGGTCTGAAGTACTCAAGTGGGCTGAATCAAAATTGAAGAATCCCAAAAGATCCACACTCAAACCTGAGCCGTGGGAAGAGGTCGCAGATGGTAAATATAAAATTAAATTCTCTTGGAACGCAGAGAACCGTCCACCTGTAGTAGACACAGAAGGCACGTTAATCACAGATGAAAAGACACCTTTGTATGGAGGATCTACTGTTAAACTGGGTTTCTATCAGAAGCCTTATATCCTCCGGGATGGAGTTACCTATGGTAGTTCTCTTAAGCTGGTTGGTGTTCAGGTTATCTCAGTGAAAGGAGATGCTGGTGTAGATACTGGAGACTTAGACGCTACGGAAGTAGCAGAACTATTCGGTACTACAACTGGATTTAAAACTAGTGACCCTAATGTCACACCTGACACTACACCGTGCTCAGTAGAAAACACTGATGAAGAAGAAGACTTCTAAATATAGATCTAAGTTGGAAGAGAAGGTTGCTGATCTTCTCTCTCATCTAGATGTAGAATATGAATACGAGTCGAAGAAGATACCTTATGTTATACAGCACAACTATACACCTGATTTTGTACTCCCTAATTCTGTTGTTTTAGAATGTAAAGGGTACTGGGAAGCTGCTGATAGACGTAAGATAAAACAAGTGAAGAAGGACAACCCAGATTTAGATCTAAGGATGGTCTTTCAAGCACCATACAACACTATATCAAGGAAATCTAAGACAACTTATGCTCAATGGTGTGAGAAGTTAGATATACCTTGGACACATTTCCGTGACATTCCACTCGAATGGTTAACTTAAAAACACCACTACGTTATCCCGGGGGTAAATCTAGAGCATTAAAGAAACTCTTCCACTTTATCCCTGATTTATCTGAGTATAAAGAATGGCGTGAACCCTTTTTAGGTGGGGGATCGATGTCCATTGAAGTGACGAAACGTTATCCACACCTAAGGGTATGGGTTAATGACCTATACTATCCAGTATATAATTTTTGGAAGCATCTTCAATCGAATGGTGAGACCCTCGCTAGGGAACTCTCAACGCTTAAAGATACTCATTCCACACCAGAGGAGGCAAGACGCCTTTTTGACTACGCCAAGGCGCTTATAACGACCGATGGTGACGAATTTGGGGACGCAGTGCGTTTCTATATTATCAATAAGTGTTCTTTCTCCGGTTTATCTGAAGCATCTTCATTCTCTAAACAAGCTAGTGTATCTAATTTCTCTTATAGAGGGATAGAAAAACTACCTCACTACAGTGAATTGATTTACAGATGGAGGATAACCAATGAGTCTTATGAAGAATTACTGACACATGATCAGAGTACATTTACCTACTTAGATCCTCCTTATGAAATTAGTTCAAAACTTTACGGGAAGAAGGGGTCTATACATAGGAATTTTAATCATGATGTCTTTGCTGAAAATTGCTGTCACTATAAAGGTCCTCAGCTTATTTCCTATAATGATTCACAATTAATTAAGGAAAGGTTTGATGACAAATGGGTGAATGATACATATCCACTTACATATACACTAAGATCTAAGGGTGATTACCTGGCAGATCAAAGAGATAGAGACGAGCTGGTTCTGTACAATTACCATGGAGACACAAGATTCTGAATTCGTGAGGCATCTGCATTGCGATAGATGCGGATCTTCTGACGCAAATAGTTTATATACTGATGGACATACATTCTGTTTTGTATGCCATAATAGAACACCAGGCGACAATGACATTATTCACAGTCAACATATGTCGAAAACCATCCATCTGATAGGAGCAGCCGAAAGGTTACGTAAAAGAAATCTATCAGAAAAAACTAACCAGTTCTATAAAATTTATAGAGATGGCAATGAGTTACGTTTTCATTATTATTCTGAAGACGGTGTACTCATGGGAGTTAAGATAAAAACTAAACAAAAAGACTTTAGATATGAAGGAGTTTCCACTAACACCTTATTTGCTCAGCATAGGTTTCCTAATACTGGTAAACGTGTGGTTATTACTGAAGGTGAGCTAGATGCGGCTTCATGTTATGAAGTTATGCCAGGTTGGCCGATGGTCTCTCTGCCTCATGGAGCAGCTTCCGCAAAAAAAGACTGTCAAAAACAAATACCCTTTTTTCAAGGATATGATGAAGTGGTTATCTTCTTTGATAACGACGATGCAGGACGGAAAGCGGCTGCAGAAGTTGCGAGCATTATACCACCTGGGAAAGCAAAGATAGCGAAACTTGATCAGTATAAAGATGCTTCAGAAGCTTTACAAGCCAATGATTCAGATGTGGTACGTAAAGCAATATGGGATGCTAAACCATATAGACCTGATGGTATAATAGATGGTAAGACCTTAT